TGCATGGACGCGAAAAAGACAGCAGCGGAATGCGCCAGCCAGTACGGCGTTCGGCCCGGCCAGAGGGTGACAGTGGCGGACCTGATGCGGAAAAAGGGCAAGAAGTAGCGATGACGCCAACCGTTATTGCGTTGCGCGGGCGAGATGGGCTGAGAATTTCTCAGGAAACGTTTCGTTCAAGCGTGGCAGTGCGGTCTGTTCGGGTGACTTTCCATGGTGCTACGGTGGCGTGTCGCAAGACGAAAAACGCATGGAAGTGCGGTAAGTGCCAGCGTGGTAATCTTGGGGCCAGACCTGTGATTGGGGCCAGATGCAAGGTTTGCAAAAGCGAGGTTGTTCAATGAAGATCACATGCAAGGCGTGCGGCGGCGGTGGCGACGATTGCAAGACCTGCAACGGCGAAGGGCGGATTGAGGCCTGTATTACGGCCTTCCCTGAAGTTCCGGCGACATTAAAGCCATCAGACGACATTCAGCCCGAACAGGGTACACGAGCGCCGGGACTCACTACCCGGAGAAAGAAGTAAACCATGCCATTACTCACCCAAACCAACGGCGGAAGTCTTCAGAATTCCACGCTGGCCACCATCAACACGATTGCGGCGTCGATCTTCCCGTCTCAGGGGAACATCTACTTTGTCGCACCGTACAGCGGGAGCGACAGGAACCCCGGTACCGTCGCCGCGCCGTTCAAGACTTTGGCTTTCGCGCTTTCACAGGCGACGGCTGGCCAGAACGATGTTATCTACCTGCTGGCGCAGTCGAATACTGCCGCAAACACGACGGATTACCAGACGGCCACGCTGAACTGGAACAAGGACCTGGTGCATTTGGTCGGCGTCAACGATTCGCCGTTTCTTGGCCAGCGTTCGCGTGTGGCGTTCGATTCGGCCTATGCGACGGCCTCAAACCTTTTCACGCTGTCAGCTAACGGGTGCCTCATCAGTGGCATCAGCTTTTTCGCTGGTGTTGCATCCGCGCTTCCGACTGGTTGTATGCAGGTCACCGGCCAACGCAACCGCATTGTCAACTGCCAGATTTCCGGCATGGGGAACAGCGCGAACGACATCAGCGGAGCATATTCGCTGTATCTGAACGGCGCGGCGGAAAACGTTTTTGAGAATTGCTACATCGGGCTGGACACGGTTACGCTCGGCGCTCAGGCGAATTCCCAGATCAAGTGCGCATCGGCGGCGACCCGCAACCTGTTCAGCGATTGCCAGATCGTGACGTACACCAACCACGCGACGAATAACAACTTTCTGCGGTGCCCGACTTCAAGTCTGGACCGCTGGTTGGAATTCTCAAACTGCCGGTTTGTCAACCCGATCGATTCCAGTTCCACCAACCTGACGCAGGCCTTCATCGTGGCATCGGATGCGGGCGGAACTGTGTTGCTGACGGGCGGAAACACTGGCGTTTTGGGCGCAACTGACTGGAATTCGACCGATAGCGGCAACGTTACGGCGATCAACGGCACAGTGACGGCTGGCACTTACGGGCTGGCGGTTGACGTGACCAGGTAGTAAACTGGGGGGCCGTCTTCGGGCGGTCCCCATTTTTCAGGAGACAATGCAAGTGGACTTTTCAAAGTGCATGAACGCCAGAGACGAGCATGGACGCATTATCATCAACCCGGTTCCGGTGAACCGTAAGCCCATCGCTCTGACCGAAGATCAGATCCTAAAACTATTCCGGGAGCGTTCGTAATGGAAGACACAATCGACATTGCGGCGCAATACGCGGGGATTCGGGCAGACATCCCACTGGAAGCGACTCATCTGGTGATGACGTTGCCCAGCAGGCGGAATGCAGGGATGTGGCGGCTGAAGGACGGCATGTTCATCGGGGAGGCCGCTGACAAGACGGTAGTTTTCGGTCCTAATCCGAACAAACGGGAATCGCGGCTGTTTATTTCGCACGAGAAGGCTAAAAGCTACCTGATTGACGTAGTGGCCGCTGAAGATGCGGAGGACGGCGTACCGATCATATTCGAGCATAATCAGGAAAAGGCGTCCCTGATCGTGCTGCCTGGTGGCGATCCGTCGCTTGTCGTTAACGGAGCAGTGCCGAACGTGCGAAAATTCAACTAAATGACTAAGGTTTCGTGGTTGTTGATAATTTTCGGTATACCAATGGCGTCCATGCCAGCGGCATATCAATTGTTGCACCCAGATGCGACTACATTCCGAGCCGTGATTGAAACAGCCCCCTATTCCATTGCTGGACCTTTAATGGTATGGGCTGGATTCCTGATCTTTAAAAGTTTAGAGGAATAATGCCGACCATCGCCCGCAAAGATATCCCGCAGTTCGTCCGCCGCTGTTACGATGCCTGGAAAAAGGCCGGAATTCAGACGCGGATGGAGGAGACAGAGCGGCTCAAGTTCTATGCGGGCGGTGATGGGCAATGGCGGGATGCGGAGATTCAGAAGCGCCGCGACTCAGGGCGTCCATGGATCACGATAAACAAGTGCAAGCCGCCTGTTGACCAGATCGAGGGCGATATCAGGCTGAATCCTCCGGGGCCGAGCGTCAAGCCGGTTGGGGAAGTGGCAGATGCGGCAGACCCGGATATCATTGCTGGCCTGATTCGGGAAACGGAGTACCGCAGCAGCGCGGTAAGCGCGTATAGCACGGCTGGCAAGTACGTTGCGGCATCTGGTTGCGCTTATCTGGAGTTGGCGACGGAGTACGTTTCCGATACCAGTTTCGCGCAGCAGTTGCGGATTGACGCAATTGAAGACCCTGCGATGGTGTTCTTCGATCCTGCGTCCCGAAGGCTGGATCGGCGGGATGCAACGTGGGCTGGCAAGATTCGGATGCTCTCCAAGGAGCAGTATGAGGCTACGTTCGGAAAGCGGCGGGTGCTGGAACCTGCGGGGGTGCAGATTGCGGCGGGCTGGATTCAGGACGCTCTTGGAATCGGCGGCAACATGGCCGAAATCAACGAATGGACCGGCATGGGGAAGGGTCCATTCTACGTTGTTGAGTTTTATCTGGTAGAGACGAACCCGACGAAGTTGCGGCTGTACTCCAACGGGATCAGTTACTTCGATGACGAGACAAGGCCAGATGGAATTGTGCCGAAGGGTGGAGAAGAAAACACCCGCATCGTGCCGCGCCGCGTGGTCACCAAGTTCGTAGTGGATGCGTTGGAGATTTTGGACGAGACGGAATGGTTGGGGGATATGATCCCGATATTCCCGGTACTCGGCCCAGAGGTCTACATCGATGGACGGCTTCACCGGCTGAGCCTGATTGCGGGCGCGATGGATTCTCAGCGGGCGCTGAACTATGTTGCGACCACGGCGGCGGAACTGACCGGGGCGCTACCCAAGGCGCCGTGGATTGGGCCGAAGGGATCGTTTGAAGATCAGCGCTGGGAATCGGCCAATTCGGAGATGTGGGCGTATTTGGAATACACTCCGGTTTTCGTCACCGACGAAACGACGGGCGGCCAGACGCTTGCGCCAGCCCCGCAGCGCAACATGTGGGAAGCGCCGATTCAATGGCTGATGATGTTGGGGCAGTGGTACAGCGACAACATCAAGGCGACGACATCAATCTACGATGCTTCGCTTGGGCGTGAAAAGGGCGATCAGTCAGGCAAGGCGATTGAGCAACTGCGGAGTGAGTCGAATGTTGCCAACTTCAGTTACGCCGACAATCTGCACCGGGCGATTGAGGTGATGTACCAGCAGATGTGCATTATCTTCCCGAAAATTTTGGACGGCCCGCGCGTCGTGCAGATTGTGCGGCCCGATTCGCAGCATGAGACAGTGCGAATCAATCAGATTTTTGGGGAAGATGGAATCGACCCGCAGACGGGGAAGAAGGGGAAGGCGAACAATATTGCGCTTGGCCAGTACTCTTGTCGCGTTGTGGCTGGCCCGAACTTCCAGACCCGTCAGGACCAGGCACTCCAGATGTTGCTGGATGCGGTCAAGATCAACCCGAACATCCTTGCGAATCCGGCAGTTACGGCAAAGTTGGTGCGGATGATTGGGCAGGGTAACCCGGAAATGGAAGGCATCGCGGATATCATTGCGCCGAACGATTCCGACTCCAACCCGCAGCAGATGGCACAGCAGATGCAACAGATGGCGGCGCAGAATCAGCAACTTATCCAGGCCGTGCAGGCGCTGCAAATGGAAATCAAGACGCAGGCTCCGAAACTGGCTCTGGAGAAGTACAAAGCAGATCAGGACGCGGCGGTGAAGTTGGCGGTGGCCGAAATCGGTGCCAAGAATCAGGCGGCGGCGCGGGCCTCGGCGGATGAACTGGCGACACGGCAAATGCATGAAGAGATGGCGCACGATGTGGCTATGGCAGCGCAGAATCAGGAACACGCGCAGGAGAACATGGCAGTAGAACAGCAGCGGGAATCAGTGCAAGCGAATCAGGAGACAACTGAATGAGCACGGCAACGTTAGAACATCCAACAGAACAGCAGGTATTCGACGCCAAGGCATACATGGATGCGGCCAACAAGGGAGAGCGGCCCGCGCCGGGAAAGCCCGAAGAAAAACCAGCAGAGGAAGCGAAGGAACCGGAGAAAGCAGCGGAATCACCGAAACCGGCAGATCATGAACAGCCGCGACTGCCGCGATCTGTTCGTCGCGAGCTGAACCGCCTTCGCGAGGAGTTGGGGGCGGCAAAGGCAAAAGCTGAACTGCTGGAAAAATTCGGGGCGAAGGCGCAGCACGTTGATGCCGACGAAGATACCGAGCCTCAACGGGATGACTTTGGCAGCGATGCGGAATACCTCCGCGCTGTTAGTAAATGGGATCGCGCGCAGGAAGCCAAACAGCAGCAGCAGCAGGGCAAGACCGAGCAACAGTCTGCGGAAATCCGCGCTCACCTGAAAGCGATGGACGAAAAGGCCGTGGCCGATATTGCGGCGTACTTCCCCGACTGGGACGAAGTTTCCGCTGCCGCCGCTGAAGACGAAGACGCCCCGGAGTTCAAGTTTGAGGAGCATCCGCAATTGGTCGGGATGCTATCCGGCAGTGAGTTTCGTGCCCATGTTCTGTATCACTGGGCCAAGAATCCTGATGCTCTTCAGTTCATGCTTGACCTGACAGCCAAGCCATCGGAGCAGATCAGGGCTTTCCACCGTCTTGAAGGACGGCTGGAAAAGGAGTATAGTGGGAAACAGGCCGCGCAAGCCTCTGAAGCGGAAACGCCAAAGAAAGACCGCAAGCACCTCGCAGACGCCGAAAGGCCGGGCGAAACCGCAGCGGATCGAGATGTCCGCAAACCGAGACCGTCTACGGATGTAGCGGCTAGGGGTGGTTCGGCCCCGCCAGATGAACCCGCAATCGGGTCGGCTGCGTGGATGGCAAAACGCAATCAGGCGGCTTACGCTCGATAGCGACACCCTAAACCGTAAAACCCGGCAGAACCTCGGCACCTTACACAGGAGCGCGGTATATGCCAATCAATTCGGTTCCAGTACGGCAAGAAGTCACTGCTGAAGTCTTGCGCGTGCTGATGAACAACTGTTTCGCGTTACGGATGATCCGTCGCGAACACCAGAAGTACTTCGAGCAGAGTACTCCAATCGGGACAACTCTGCAAATCAAACGTCCGTGGCGTCCCCAGGGTCGTCAGGGACAGGCTTTCCAGCCGGAACCCATCGTCCAGACCACCGTCCCGCTGTCCATTTCGTACTGGCGCGGCGGCGATTTCGTCTACAACGATACCGACGAAGCCCTGTTCCTCGACATGGGCAACTTCCACCGCAACTATTCGATGCCGATGGGCGTCATGATCGCTAACCAGATCGACTCTGATCTGCTGGCTTTCATGCAGGTCACGGCCCCGAACTTTGTGGGGACTCCCGGCACTCTTCCGACCACAACGGCGGTTTACAACTCGGCGCAGACCAGCCTTAATAAGCTGCTTGCACCGCAGAACGATCGCGCTGTGATTTACACGTCGGAATACAACCAGAACCTCGTCGGCGCAGGTCAAACGCTGTTCAACCCGGCGCGCGACATCAGCGACCAGTACCTCGAAGGGTATGTTGGCAAGTACGCCGGTTTCAAGTTCGGCATTGACGAACAGATTCCTGGCTTCACCGTCGGCACCTACGCTGGTACGGGCCGCGTCAATGGCGCGAGTCAATCGGGAACCAGCCTCATCACCGATGGATGGACCGCTTCGAGCCTCAGCCTGAACCCCGGCGACCGGTTCACCATCGC